GGCGATTCTACCAATACAGTATATAATTCACTTACTAGTGTTTTAGAAGCATGGTTTGATAAAAACCAAGAAAAAGCAGAATTCCGTTTAGCTCCTTTAGATAGTAAAGTATATGTTATACGAACCGAAAATAAAAAACCGGAACCACCTAAGCGATACAACATCTACGGAGACTATTAATATGTATAATAAAGTACTTTAAATGAAATTAATAGATATTTTACATGAAATAGGAGAAGCATCTGCAAAACCATACGAATACAACTTCATTCCAAGCCGTAAAGAGGCATATTTTGACACAGATGAAGGTACTCCTTATAAAGTTGCTTTTGGTGTAGATGGCGATAAAGAAATGGAAATAGCTTTTGGTGTTGTAGATGGAAGAGACATTATGGATTATGAAATCGATACTAATGAAGGTAATCTATTCCGGGTCATGAGTACAATTATGAAAATAATAAATCAGGCTGTATCTAAATTTAAACCTGATAAAATTGTATTTGGTGCTGCTAAGTCTGACCCACGAAGAATGAATATGTATAGAAAATACGCAATTAATAATTTAAAAGGGTACTATGTTGTCCAGGATCAAAACTCTGTTTTAGTTCTTCAACGTAATGATTTAAAGGATAAATTGAAAAGAACATTTAAATCCATAAAAAAATAATGAAATTAACAGATATATTACGCGAAATCGAAGGCGACGAAGATGGAATGAAACAAATGAAGGTTAACTACGACCTTGCTGTTCAACCAACCGATATAAACGCGGCACTTGATGCTATGAATAATACCGCTAACTACGGTATTTACGCACAGAATATGCGTGACCCTAAAGCAATTGTAAAAGCATTTGGTCCTTCAATTCCTGCTCAAAAAGCTGGAGCTGCTTGGAAAGATTGGGATTCTCGTTCGGAAGACGAAAAAGCATTCAAGATAATTGATATCAAAAATAGAGTACCTGAAGCATGGGCTGCAACTGAAAAAGAAGCAGAATCTGGATTCGAAAGATGGCAAGCAGAAGGAAACGATGGTAGTCTAAACGACTATTTATTTACACTTTCAGGTAAATCACTTCCAAAAAGTTTAGTTGGTACATACGGAAAAAATTACTACCCAATGAAAACACCAGACAATTTGAAAAAATATGCTGGTAAATTGGAACAAGATATCCATTATATAGTAAAAGATGGAAAAATTATCTTCCCTTCAACACTTGAAAATCCATACAAAACCAAACCATATTTGTCTAAAGTATTAAAAACAATCATGGACAATGCAGGTGTAGAGTTTAAGTTGATAGATATTGAACAAGATGGAGGTGAAGCACCAAAAACTGTAGAAAAAACTAAAGCAGAAACAGTACCACCATTATCTGTAACTGCAGATAATATGGATAAAATTGATAAAATCCGTAAAGCGTTCCAAAAAGAACTTGGAGATGTTCCAACAGCAAAATATGAAACTGAAGCTATTGAAACAGAAGGAGGAAGACAATACAAATTGGTTGTAACAGGTATTTCAAAAGATCAAAGACAGAAACTTTTAGTGAAGAAAGCTACATTGAAAGAGGAAATGGATTTTGATTTCGATCTATACAGAATGCAAAAACTAGCAGGATTATAAAATTTAAAGAAAGGCTTGTCATAGACAGGCCTTTTTTGTATATTAAGGTTATGAAAGAAAATACGTTATATGTAGAACGTTTTCGTCCTACCGAACTAAAATATTATGTTGGTAACGAAAACATTAAAGAGACAATACAAAAGTACCTAGACCAAGGTGATATCCAAAACTTTATCTTCTATGGTCCCGCAGGTACAGGTAAAACTACCCTAGCAAAAATTATCGTTAAAAATTTAGATTGCGATTATCTTTATATAAACGCATCTGATGAAAATGGAATCGATACTATTCGAGAGAAAGTAAAAGGATTCGCTAGTGCTGCATCTTGGAAAGGTGTCAAAGTAGTAATCCTAGATGAGGCAGATTTCATCACAATCCAGGGACAAGCCGCTTTACGAAATGTAATTGAAACATTTTCTCGTTCAACTCGATTTATTTTAACTTGCAATTTTATTGAGCGAATTATTGATCCACTTCAATCACGTTGCCAGGTACTTAAAATTGTACCACCAACAAAAATGGATGTGTACAACCATTTAACTTGGATTTTAGCTGATCAATTATCTTTGTCGTATGAACAAGAAGATATCAAATCATTGATTCTACAGTACTACCCTGACATGAGAAAGATGTTGAATGTAATTCAAATGTCTGTAAAGGATGATGCTGTTGTACTTGATGGAACCGTTTTGACCTCAAACAACTATATCAAAGATGTATTGAAAGAGCTAGCAGGTAGTAAAAAATGGATTACCATTAGACAGATTATAGCAGATTCAAACGTTAAGGATTTTGAAGAACTATACCGCAATCTATTTGAATATGCTCCTAAATATGCCTCAGGCAAGGAAGGATCAATCGCAATTATTTTAAACGAGCATTTGTATCAAGCAAATTTCCGAATTGATAAAGAAATTAATGTGATGAGTGCAATTGCTAAAATTATAGAAGTACTATGAAACATTTCTTAAAATACAGTCTTTCGTGGGTATCACAAAATTTAGCCGTACCTTTCTGGACAATAGGACATATCCATTTGATGACATCTATTTACGCTGATATACAAGAGGTAATAATGTCTATGGGAATGAATTTAATTGTAGCAGCAGGATTTATTCATGACTTTATAGAATATAAAAAAGAAAAAACAAACAAAAACTAAATTATGAAAAATTTAAAATTATCTTTATTAACACTTATGAGTGTTATTTCATTTGGGTTAATGTCCCAAACAATGGTTTATACCACTAATACATCAAGTCCTAACTTATGTGATGGTACTGCAATGTTAGACACAAACATTAATTTCTCAGTAATTAATTGGCAAGGAATGGGAATGATTATCCAATCAGGTGGATATTATGTTGATAGTCTTTGTCCTGGTACTTACACAGTATCATTTGTTATGAATAACTTTCCAACTACACTTACTTTTAACATTGGTTATGATACAACTACCAATTATGGGGATACATTAGTTATAACAAATACTGGTGCGTGTACAAATCCTCTAACTACATTTAACGTATTAACAGAAGATTGTACTATTAACTTTAACACTATTGATACAGCATATATGACAATAGATAGTGTTATCAATAGTGGTTTAGATAGTATTTTATGTGTGTGGTATGTTATTGATACAACAGGTACATATCAAACATATATGGTGAACTACCCAATGATTGACTCAACAGGGTGTTATAACTTCCAATTAACTGTATATTGTTATAATAAAACAAGTGGCTATAAAACAATTATCATTAATCAAACTGAGAATGTAGGATTTGCAAATATTAACGAATTATCAATGAATAAACGTAAGTTAATTAAGGTAATTGATATGATGGGTAATGAAACCAAATTAGAATCAAACAGATTCCTTATCAAATGTTATGATGATGGAACAACAGAAAAAGTATTTCAAACAAATAAATAAGTTATATGCAACAACAACCACAATTGAACATTGATTTCAAAAACACAACCTCTATTGAAGGATTTAACGGAGGTAAATTATTCGGACAAGCAGTTATTATCCGTAAAATTTCTAAATTCTTAATCGGAGCAGATGAAGATTCATTAATTCCAATCCCTGTATTCTATGATTTAGAATCGAAAAAAATCTTAGCTGATTCTTTACCTTTAGATATTCGTGAAGAATATAAAGATATTACTTTAGATGTCTAAGAAACAGATAAAAGATATTTGGGGGTGGTTGAATGAAATCACCCTCTATAAAACACCTATTGAAAATATTTCAGAGGATTCATGGGATAAATGGAACTCTTACATGATACATCGATATGTATCTATGAATATAGCTTATGTTGAATTGGCAAATTATGTTCAAACTCTACCATACGAGAACAAACAACAAACATATACAATTTATAGAGAGATGATCCCAAAAACTAAGGTTTTCTTGAAATATATCAAGTCAAGAAACAAGAAACAGCCTGCAACGTTGGTAGAGTACGTAGCAAAATATTTTGAATGCGGTTTAGGCGAAGCCGAAGAATATATTGACATTTTAAGAGTATACGGTTTAAGGGATATTCTTTGGAAAATGGGTGTTGATGAGAAAGAAACAGAAAAATTATTAAAAAAATGACCAGAAACGCAGATGTCGGAAGACCAAAATTTGAATCACTAAACACTCGAACAATTAAAAAAACCGATTCTATCGTAGACTCTATTATAGACCAGTTTGTTGAAAGAGCAGCATTTGGGAAAGAAAAATACAATACAGATTTAGATCGTGAAGATTTATCTATTTTAGAATGGATCGAACATGCTAAACAAGAGCATATGGATGCTATATTGTATTTGGAAAAACTGAAAAAAACCGTAGAAACAAAAAGTTTATAATATTTATAATAAAATACTTAAAAATGACAAACGAACAATTACGTATGCAGATGTTAGCAGGTGTAATCACAGAAAGTGAATATAGAGCTGTTATCAATAAACAAATCGAAGATGAGGATAAAGAATCTTTAAACGAATCTATGATTGGAGGAATCGTTGGAATTGGAGCAATCAACCAAATCCCAGCTACACCTAAAACAGATTATGAAATGGCATTTGAGCATTTCTTAGGTTCAAAATATATCAATGAAGATGAAACTTCAGATATGGAAGCTAAAGTGAAAGATGAAATTTCAATGAATGAAGCTGAAGGTAGTGAAATGGTTGATTTTGTTAAACAAAACTTTGATACTATTAAAGACAATTTTTATAAATCTGAAAAAGATATTATTACTAATGATGTAGATTATGAAGATGGTGAAGATGCATCTACTTTTATTAGTTATCTTGATAATCAAATAAATAAGGTTTCAACTGCTGAAGAATTAATTGATCTAATCAATGATAGATCAATAGGTGTTGATTTAGAAGGAGAAGAAGCTAGTGAGTTATTTGATATGATTAAACAATATGCTTCTTTAGAAGAAGGAAAAGAAGTAGAAGATGAAATTTCAATGAATGAAGAAGATAAAGTGGATTATAATGCACTTGCTGCTGTTTTAGGTGTTGATCCTAGAGAAGCTGAAAGAATGCATAATGCTTTTCAAGCTATGAAAAATAAAGATAAAGAAGTACAAGAACCGAATAAATTTAGAATCCGTTCAAAATCAGATTACATTGCTGGTATTGATGAAGAAGAAGTAAATTAATAATATGAACCCAAAAGACATAATTTCAGTAGATGTTCCTTTGTTTATTCGTTTACTCGAATATGCTAGAGAAGATGCCCAAACAGACATGGATTTACATGATGTAGCAGAAAATATCATTTCATTAGCCGCTTCAGGTAAAACATTAACAATGGCTGATTACGATTCAATTATTGGATCTCAAGAAAACATTGATGAAATTAGAGCTTGGCAGATTAGAGCAGGTATCATCAAATAATATTTAGGACCGTTACAAAACTGTAACGGCGAAGCCCCCAACGTCGCTATCGTGGGGGTTTCTTTTTCCCTTGGAAAATTAAAAAAAGTTTTGTACATTTAGACAATGAAAAAGAAGTTACCTTCCTTATTGAAAGAAATCAAGAGCAAACAACTGCCTCAAATTGATTTTGCATCTCAAAAACTTGTGTCCTATTCACAGTTATCTATGTTTAACGAGTGTCCTAAAAAATGGTCACTCCAATATAGAGAGGGACATAAACAATTCACCTCATCCATTCATACTATTTTTGGAACCGCGTTACATGAGGTAATCCAAACCTACCTAACCACAATGTATGAAAAGAGTGGAGCTGAAGCAGACAGACTAAACACTTCAGAAATGCTTCAAGATGCTTTAAGGGAGGAATACAAAAAACAATACAAAGCTAATAACAATAAACACTTTGTAACCCCAGATGAGTTAAGGGATTTTTACGATGATGGAGTTTATATCATTCGAGAATTAGCTAAAGATAGAGGGAAGTACTTCTCTAAACGCGGTTGGCATTTAGTTGGAGTTGAGTTGCCTCTATCTTTACATCCTCATCCAAAATTATACAATGTATTGTTTCAAGGTTATCTTGATATAGTAATGTATCATGAACCAACTAATACAATCAAGATTATAGACATCAAAACAAGTAAGTCAGGTTGGGGTAAACGAGAAAAATCTGATGAACAAAAACAATTCCAACTTGTTTTATACAAAAAATATTTCTCTGAGATATACAACCATCCAATAGAGAATATAGAAATTGAG